GCATAATCATTGACATTTGAGCTGTTCCATTGTCTTTCGCTATGAATATCCTTCCTCAGCAGCCACGTTCCGTCACAGCTTGCGTCATACAGGTTGGAATTAGAGGGAATTCCCTGATTCACCACCAGATACTCCACCGCCGTGCCGCCCTCCATGAGCTTCACGGTAGTCCCAACGGCAAGGGAACTTGCAAGGATGCCGGTTGACGGTGCTTTCGCTCTGCACCCGCCAACTACCGTTACATGGCCCATCAGCTCACCTCCGCAACAATGGGGATAGACACCGTGTTGGCATCCCCAAAGATCGTAAACTTGATGCCGCCGTTGTAGGTCTCGGCGTAGCCGTTGGTGATGCAGTTGAGGTACTGGTTCTCCGCTTCCACAAAGGCCGCGTAATCGTCAGAAGTCCCGGCCCCCGTGTAAACGTGGTCTACCGTGGCAGTGTTGGTGGCCTTGACCCCGGCGATGGCAACGCTCTGCGTCTTGACGCCGGTGTTTTCATCCTCCACCCACGCGGTCCCGATGGTGGCAGTGTAGGTCTTGACGGAGCTGATCTCCGGCAGCTGGCTTGCAGGCACCTTGCCGTCCGCTCCAAGAGACGCCGCCCCGATGGCCGCAGGGGTAATGGGGTCTGCCCCATTCTTCCCGTGCTGGCTGGCGTGTTTCCCCGCCGCCTTGCCGTTCAGTGCTTCCCGGATGTCGGCGTGGGCGTCAACGCTCTGGTTATGCGTTGATACATAGCCCTGCGCCTCCGTTTTGGTAGCGAAGTCGCCGCCAACCGCTGCCTGTGCCTGCTCTGCCCAATACTTAGCGTTGTCCGTGTCCTCACCAGGGCGGGTGTTGGTGCCGCCTACGGCCCAGCTTTGGGCGGTTTTGTTGATACCGTCCACACTGGACGCGCTCTGCGCCGCTGCCGCCGCTGCCGCGCTGGCCTGAGACGCGGAGCTGGCCGCTGCCGCCGCTGACTGACTGGCGGAGCTTGCCGCACCGATGGCCGTACCCGCCGCGTCCTTGGCGCTCTGCTCACTGCCTGCGGCTTGGGACGCGCTGCCCGCCGCCGCATTGGCCTGTGCGGTTGCACGGGCTACGATACCGGCGGTCTCGTCTGCTCTGGCGGTCTCTGCCTGCGCTCTGGCGTTTTCAGCAGAGACGCGGGAGGATTCGGCCTCAGACCGGCCTTGCTCAGCGGATACCCGCCCAGATTCAGCAGATACCCGGCCCTCTTCGGCGGTCACGCGCCCCTGCTCTGCTGCAACACGCGCCGCCTCCGCCTGCTTGCGGCTCTCCTCTGTGGCGTCATCCGTCAGAACCGACGGGATCAGGGTCTCGTTGATGTACTTCTTGATGATGTTGCCGCCTTCATCAAACTTGGCTTTCAGCTCCGCACTGGTCAAACCGCCCACGTCGTTCGGCTCATCGTCCAACTTCTGAATGATGTTCAGATCGCCGTCCAGCAGTTGGATTTCCAGATTGGAGTTGGCTACCACGTTCAGGTCCGCTGTCAATCGCTTATCCATTTAAGCACCTACCTCCGTTTTCGGCACTTCGCCGGTCTCGTTGATTTTCCGCTGCAACTGGCCGTATCCGGCCCCGCCCCGAATGGGGACGGCTTCCTCCTCGGTAACAGGCTGTTCGCCCTCTGCTCCCGGCTGACCACCCATCATGGCACGTTCCTGCTGCTGGAGGGCTTGGATCAGCGCCTCCTTGTCGGTGATCTGCCCGGCAGGCAGACGTTTCAGGTATTCCACCGTGGAGATCTTACCCTGCATCAGCAGATTGTCCAAGGTCTGCATGGCGGCAATCTCACTCCAATAGGAAGCCGCACCCGCATCCAGCCCAATGGTGAAGGGGATCTCCTTCAGGATGGAGAAGTCAAAGGGAACCACCAATTTGCTGTTGTCATAGGGGTTGGAGATCTCCACATACCGTTCTCCGTAGTATTCGCCCATGAACTCCATGTAGATGCGGCCCAGATCCTCAATGCTCTGCAAAAGGTTCTGCTTCGTCAGCTCCATGGGGGTTGCCGCCGCCCGCTGCAAGGCGATAATGGCGGAGGTGTTGTCCGGTCTGGTATCGCCCAGCGCAACGTCCGATGCGCCGAGAAACTTCTGCGTGTAGCTGATGGCAATGTCAATGAACTGGCTGATCTGTGGGGAGATGCTGGCGGGGTCAATGATCTTCGCCACGCCCTCCACGCTGCCGTTCACCGGAATGGCTCCGCCAATCTTGTTTGTCCACTTGGCTACCTTGGTGGAATCGTATACCACCTTCGGGTATGCCAGTGTCATAAGAGAGATCATGGACATGGCGAACAGCTTATTGACGAAAATCTGGTTGGGCAGCAGACCGGTAATCATGGCCTGTCCGTGATAGCAGTCCTGCACATAGTCCCAGTTCATCCACGTCAGGGGATACAGCTTGATGCCGAGGTCCAGATCGCCCCGGATCTCCGCCTGCCGGGTACACTCATAGGCGTGGACGGTGCCGGTCTCATCATCCTTCCACAGCCGGAGCAGCACCGTCACCTTGTTCCCGCTGCCGCTCATGGAATCCATATAGTTGTTGCCGCAGTCCTTGTTGTCCGGCTGGATCTCGTCCGGATCCTTGCCGTACCGCTTGGCCCGCTTCCGGGCCTCGCTCAGCAGCATCCGCCGCTCCAAAATAATGTAGGGCTGGCTCTGCACGTCCCGGTTGTTGGGGTTGCCGAACAAAACCTGCGTATTCATCAGGACTTCCGTGCGGATGGCGCCCTTGCTGGCCTGTCCGGTCTCCGCCGTATCGTCCCAGTAGGTATACATACAGCCGTCACCGTCCACGGCGGCGTTTCGGGTATACTCCCGGATGCGCCCGCCGATGCTGTTGTGCTCAAAGATGGACGCGAACTGATCGTTGAGAATGTCGGCCACCAGCTCCAGGGTCTGCGTGTTCCGCTCCCCGCTGGAGGACATGGCCCGCGCCCACAGCTTCAGATTGTCCGTGGAGATATTCGCCACGGAGAACAGCACCACCCGCTTCAGAAAGTTAAATACGGGGGTGGGGAGGCCGTTGCTCTGCACACCCTCCCACTGTTTCCCTATGAAGAAATTTTCGTTGGTCTCCACGCAGTCATAGAGGTCAATGCCGCTGTTGAAGCTGATGCCCGCGTTGTATTCCTTACCGACCCGCTCCGGGGTCATCGTCTGTTTGCTCATGGGTTCACCCCTTTATTTCACATTTCCGGTATAGCGCAGCTGCACGTCCGTCTCCAGAACCGTTGCGGTAGACGATGCCGATTTGCTCTTGAATACCAGCTTGTAGAAGGTGGCCTTCTTCACCTTCATCTTCACCCGCCGGACCTGCGGCTTTCGGTTGGTGCCGAAAGACCAGTGGGCGAAGTCCGCATGGGCAAAGGTGGCCAGACCGGAGGACACGATTTTCTCCGGGTAGTCACTGCGGCGGTTGGTCTCCACCGTCACATGAACCCGCGCGTTGCTCTCCGGCTGGATCGCCACGAAAATAAGCGGGCTGTATTTCAGCACCCAGTCCCGGTCAAAGTCCATGGAGCCGGTTGCCGCGTAGGCGTCAATATCCTTGCCGTCATCGTTCCGGTACTGCCGGGAAAGATGCACCACGCCGCCGTCAGGCCGGAAGCCGTAGGTCTCCAGCCCCACCTCCACCATGGCCCGGAAGCTCAATCCAGTGTAGAGATACCATGCGTCCGCGCCGTAGTTTAGGATCAGCGCCTTGTCTCCGTACATCCACCAGTATTCTTGCGCCGATTTCCGGTTGAAGGTCCGGGTATCTTTCATGTCAAAGCCTTGCAGCGTCACCTCTACCCGGTCGGAGATCCGTTCCGCGTTCCGCTCGTCAAAGGTGATGTTTCCGCTGGTAGATACGCTCCGCCACCGATACACCGCCTGATCGTCCAGCGTCAGAGGGTTGTTCTCCAGAATGTCCACCTGCCCCGGAGCTTTATTGCCGAACTGCCGGTTGACAGGGGTCACGTAAAACGCCGCCGTGGTGACGTCCGTAGCCGTTACCAGCGTGGAATAGCTCATGGAGTAGGTGGCGTCCTGCTTGAATACCACCAGACGCGCGTAATGGCGCACCATGCCGGTGATAGGCGTGTTGGCCTCGCCCACCTCCGCCTCGTACAGATCCGGGAAGTATTCCGCAGAAGGCTTTCCGGTGGCGGAATCAATCCCGGAGTAAATGGTCTTGTTGGTGCCGTCTCCGTAGAGAAACACGCGGCTGTCCGTCTGGCCGTTGTAAAGCTCGGAGAAGCGCATCCCCGTTACCTGCGCCCGTTCTCCGTTGCCGCTGCGGTAGATCAGCTCCAGTGTGTTGGTTCCGGCAGCGGGGGCAGGGGTAATAGTGAAGGTCCGTGCCGTCAGGTCAGAGGTGTAGGTCTGCGCCGTGTCCCCGATCTTCACGGAAATGATCTCATCCACCGTCTTTTCCGGGATGTGGAAAACCGTCTCCTTGCCGTCCGGGGAATACAGCACCTTCCGCTTGCCCGTCAGCCGGTTTACGTTTTCCAGCAGAAACCCACCGCCCGCAGGCGTGGTTGCGTTCATCACCGTGGGGATATAGCCCTCCACCGCTGCAAAGCTGCTGTTCTCCTTGCCGTCCCAGCTCATGTACTCATGGCCGTTCAACAGATAAACCTTGTTGGAAAAGCCGAAGAACGAGGTCTGATCCTGTGTGCACTGGCCCACAACCTTGGTTGTTGCCGCCGCCGGGTCCAGAGAGAAGATCAGCCCGCCGAAGGCGGCAAGGGTCCGCTGCTTGCTGTCGACCACGCCCTCCCATGCACCGGAGAAAACCGGATTCGCTGTGGGGGCCGTGTGGCCGCTCTCCGCGCACCATGCGTCCCATGCCGTTTTCAGGTTCAGCACCGTCTTAGTGCCGGGGCGCAGCTGCAAGTGCTTCTCCCGCGTTATGCGGAAGTTCCGCATCTTGCTCATTTCGCCGTTCTTGATCTTGGTATCCCCGTCCGGGTTCTCGTTCAGGCCCAGAAACTGGCGGATCTTCAACACCTGAATATCGTTGCTGGATGTGATTTGAGCCATCGTCTGGGCCTCCTTTATCCGTAGGATAGATAACCGGCGGTCATTTCCCCACCCGTCATCACGTCATCGTAGTCCTCGCCCTCGTCAAAATCGTCCACGATCTTCTCCACGGTTTTCTGGGCACCCAGTACGCGGGTGACACAGAAATACCGGGCAGCGTCGCAGATGTGGGTGATCTCGTGGGGCTCCGTGGCGCAGTCCGAGGGGTTTTTCTCGTCATGCTGGATGGAGGGCAGGTTGCGGATCAGACCCACGCAGTTTTCCGTCACCAGCAGTCCGGGCCGGTCCGTGTCGCTCTTCATGGGCTTCAGCAGCTCCTTGACGGCCATCCAGCCCTGAACACGGTTGTTGCTGGCTTTCAGCAGCCCCAACCCGTACTGCGCGAAGATCTCCGCCATGCTCCGCCCGCTGTCCTTCTGCCGGTTCCACATATCCGGCGGGGCGATGGTGAACTCAATGTGTTCCTCCGGCGGGGTCAGGGCATTTGCCAGCTTTGCCGCCTCGCTGACGATCAAGCCGCTTTGCTGTACCTCCCGGTACACATAGGCCCGCCCCTCAAAGTCCACCGCCACCCATAGGCAGGCGAACATATCAAGGCCGTAGTCGAACGCCCGGTATTTCTTCCATTCCCGGGGCACACGCACAAAAGGCGCAATCACATGGGTTTCTTTGCGGAACTCCGGGAAAAACGTGCCTGCCATGGCGTCCCAGTCGCCGTAGCGCCACGCCCGCCGAACATCCTCCGGCAGCAGGTCCAGCATTTGCTTGTACTCCGGGGACGCCTCCAAAAGCTGGGGGTTATCGTCCACCGTGGCGGGGATAAAGGTGTAATCCTTGGCCTTTTCCCCCTCCCGGTACTCCCGGTCCACGAACAGCCGCTTTACCCACAGGTGGCCGATACCACCGGGGTTGCAGGTCAAGTACATCCGCCGGGGGAACTTGGTCGCACCGCGCAAACACGCGCCCAGTGTGCGGAACTGGGATTCCGAGAACTGAGTGGCCTCCTCCATGAAGATCCAGTCAAATTCAAGGCCCTGATATTCCTGATCGTCTCCCGCTCCGTAGTGTCCGAACTTGATAATGCTGCCGTTGCAGAAGAACATCATCCGCATACTGCCGTTGTAGCTGCCAACCTCCGGCGGGATCAGCTTTTGCATGGGCAGGATGATGTTCTGCTCCAATTCCGGGTACTCCCGACGCACGATCAGGATCTTGATGCCGGGGTAAGTGAGCGCGCCGCCTGCCGCCTTCCGCAGCAGAACGTGTGTCTTGCCGCCGCCTCTGGCGCCGCCGTAAGCCGTGTACCGGCTCCGGGACTGGCAGAACTGCTTCTGTTTGGGGTTCAGTGTCCCCAGATCCACCTGCACCGTTCCGCCTGCTGTCTGTTTATATCGAGGCATAATCGCTCCTTATATCTGGTGGACGGGCCGGGTTCATGCACCCGCTCCGCCCATATATGGGGGAAGGGGCCGAAGCCCCCTCCCGTGAGATCACTCGTAATCCTTGGTGCCCTCGATGCCCACACAGCCGTCCTTGGTGGCCACGGCCCGCATGGTCTGACCGGCGGTCAGGGTCACAGCGGCGGTGTAGACCTCGGCGGTGGTGGAATACCGGGGGTTGGTGCCGTCGGTGGTGTACTTGAACACCACGCCGGACACGGCGGTGATGCTGACGGCATGGCCGGTAATAGACATCACGGGTGCCGCCAGAACCGCAGCATTGCCGCAAACGGCAACACCGTCGCCCTTGGCGCCCAGCACGAAGCTGTCATAGTAGGTCACGCCCTGCACCACGGGGCCGGAATATCCCTGCACCTCGGTCAGGATGTTGTACTTCTGGAGCTTCACAGGGTCCACGGTGCAGCCCTTGTGCTTGATGAAGAAGTACACACCGGCGGGCATATAGCTGGTGGGGATGGGCTTCACGCGGCAGCCGTCGAACTCGCCCACAACGCCCTTTGCCAGAGCCTCCTTGCCCAGAGCGTCCACGCCGATATAATCGGGCATCTGCTTGAGCAGCTTGTAGTACTCGGTGGCGATGTAGAGGGTGCGGCCCTCCAGAGGCACCAGCGCGTCGGTCATCTTCGCGTTCAGGTCGATGATGAGACCGCCGATGGTGGCCTTGGTGGGAGCGGTAGCCTCCTTGACGGCGATGTTCGCGCCCATGATCCACTTCTTGATGCGGTGCTTGTCCATGCCGGGGATGGTCACCTCGTCCAGCTGACGGCGCAGAGCGCTGCCTGCGGACTTCTGGATGGCCTGATCGGTCTGGTCCAGCGCGTCGATGGTGAAGGAGAAGGCGGGCTGCTGCTCGCAGGTCATCTCCTGAAGGGTGTCGCCCACGTCATGAACCTCGCCAAAGCGGTTGGAGCCGCTGCGAGTGTACTGGGTCTCAGGCACGGTGTTCACGCTGCCGATGCGGATGGTGCGGCTGTTGGGATTCAGCCAGGAATAGCTGTTGCCGCAGTCATCGGCGGTGATGGAAGCTTTCTTGAAGCGCTCCGCGATCTTAGTTGCGTACTTAATTGCGTAGTTGATAGCCATAGGTAAAAACCTCTCTTTCATTCGGTTTCCCCATAGGCAAAAGAGCCGTTACATGGCACTGTCAAAGGCGTCTCCGAAATCGTCCCGCGTCTTGGAGTTGTCCCCGGCGCTTCTCATGCTGCCGGTGGAGCGCTCCGCGTTCCGCTGGTTCTGCTGTACGGAGGCGGTCTCCCGCTTGGCGTCTGCCGCGTCCTGCCGTGCCTGCTGCACGGCATACCGGGCGTAGGCGGCTACCAGAGAAGATCCGTTCCGCACATCTTCCCAAACCTGGGGTGGGATGCTGTTGGGGTCCTTTGCTGCCTCGGGGAATGTCTGTTGAAATTCCTGAATGTCCGCCTGTCGGCGGCTTGCCGCCTCGGCCTCGGCCCGCTGGGCCTGCGCCATGGCGTCCTGCTGTGCCTGCCGCTCCGCTTCTGCGGCGGCCACAACGGCCTCCCGGTCCTCAAGCTCCACGGAGCGCCGTGCGTCCGCTTCACTCAGGCCCTCGGCCTGCTTGGCCTGCGCCCTGAGCATGGAAATGTAGTCCTTGGTGTTTAACCCCTGCTGGTTTGCAAAACGGTTGACCATCTCCATCACAGGCTTAAACTCGTCATACTGGCTGCGGATGCGGTCATAGTCCATGCCCTTCTGGGCCAGTTCCACCATTTCCGCTTCGTTGGCCTGCCGCACCTCGCCCATGTGCCGCAGCTCCCATGTCTGGGGCCGTGCGTCCACGGTCTCCGACTCGGTCTGTTGCGTCTGGGCTGCCTGTTCCGCATCTGCGGGAGGCTCGGTGTCCTCTTCCGGCGTCTCTGCGCTCTCACTGGGGTCCTCGACAGGCGTTTCCTCGCCAGTCTCCATCGGCTCTGCGGTCTCCTCCGGCTGGTCTGCCGTCACCTCCGCGCCGCCTTCCCAATCGTCCAAAAAGGCGTCCGTAGTTTCGGGCTCCTGTTCGGGGATCTGGTTCATGTTTTCGTCCATATTGGCCTCTTTCCCCAGCCTGGTCTGGCCGGATCTTTGTATTTTCAAAGCCTGGTCTGGCTTTGCTGATAAAACAAAAACGAGACCACAAGAAACGGCTTTCGCCGTTCTCATGGCCTCGTTGGGCTCTCGTTTTTATTCGGTTGAAAAACAGATGCCTTATTCCTCGTAAATGATGTCAAGCCCGTAAGCAACGGCGGCATCATGTTCGATTTTACAGCCACGTGCTTTCTCCCAACCTTTGCAGAAATAGGCTGCGTGACATAGGCTCATGTTCTCCAGAGACTTTGCCAGGAAGCACAGCGGGATTTGTACTACGCCGCGTTCCTCCATCTTCTCCTTGCTGTACCATTCGTCGGTAAACAGCGTGTTGATAACCTCATAGCCCCTGGTTTTCAGAGCAGCGATGGCTTTCTCTCTGGTTGAGACGATTTCTTCCTGAGTTTTTCCAGCCATGGGCTGGGACAACATTGCTTTCATGATAATTCCTCCTGTACATGTGTGATGGGAAAGGGGACATCTGTATCAAGCTCCCGCCCCTCAAAAATGGTGGGGTAGTGGCTCACCTTGCATCTTCGGCAGTAAATCGGCGTGTTGTAGATCACGCTGCCCGGTTCGATGTGCTGAAGCGCTTTCCCGCAGATAGGGCAGCGGTAGACCCACGTCCCATCTACCACCATGCTCCAAACTCCCCGTGCTCAATGCCGCCGTAGAGGTTTTCCACGTCACCGATCACGCTGGGCAGGCTCTGGCGGCACAGCTCCAACTGTTCCAGAAACGTCTGCCACAGGAAGTTGGCCCGACTGGGGTCCTCCTCCAGCAGAAGCAGACCGGCCAGACCGTAGGGCAGCGCCCCGGTGCAGATCCGCTCGTCCAGCGCCACCTCATCCGCCATCTCCGTCACCTTGGGGCAGATAGGCCGCTTGCCGCCCGCCGCTTCCAGTGCCTCCCGGTAGTTGTCGCTGTACGGAAACGCCCGGTCTAAAACGCTGTTCAGCAGGGAAACGGTCCGCAGCTTGTACTCCTTGGTGTCCGCCGTGTCCGTGGAGCCGGTGGATTCGTTCTGGGAATCCATCAGGTGGATGGCGATGTCAAAAATCTGCTGTACCGTAACCGCCATATCACACCTCCCGCCCTTTCAGGCTGGCTTTCATGGTGTTCAGATCGTAGGTCATCAGGTTGTCAATGCCCTGCTCCACGCTTTTCTGCCGGTCCGTAGGCTCCTCCGCCTCCGGCTTTTCCGGTTCCGTGGGGGAGGGAGCTTTGATCTCCCGCAGCAGCCGCAGGATCAGCACCGCGCATACGGCAGCGCCTATGCTGGCCGCCCCGCAGATCAGGGATAAAACCAAAATCAGGCCGTTCACCTCGCCGCCTCCTCACTTGAAGTCGCTTGCGTCCACGCCGTCCCCGAAGGTCACGTTCACGCTGATGTCCTGACGGGCCTCCTGCTTGTCCTGATAGCCGCCCAGACGCTTCTGCTTGTTCAGAAAAATGCCTCGCGTCACCATGCCCTTTTCCTGGTAGATGGGGCTGGTGTCGATCTGCTCCTGAATCCGCTGATACGCCAGCCGCACGTAGTAGCTCATAACGCAGCGGGGATCGTCGATCTCCTCATTGCCCGCTTCAAAGGCTTCCACCTGCGCTTCGACCACCTCGGCCTCCCGGCCATCGTTGTAGTCGTAATACCCCTGAAGCCGCTGAACCGTCCATCGCATCGCATTGGCAAGGCCCGCCTCGCTGTATGCCTGCTCCAGCCGGTCCTGTACGTCAAAGTATTCCTTGGATTCCTTCAGGAACGCCTTGATTCTCTCAATCGTCTGCTTCTTGTGGGCCGCGGCGGCCTTCTTGTTCATGTTGTCCATGTGCGCCTTGCGCTCTTCCGCAGTGGGATTTTTCTTCTGATAAGCCATGCCCCGGCCCCCTCTCACAAAAAATTCTGGTGGTTTCGGCAGGAATCGAACCTGCGACATATCGGCTCACGAAGTCCGCCGCTCTTCCGACTGAGCTACGAAACCATGCTCCGGTGGGCTGTTCGGACCCACCGGGCAACAGGAAAGGAACTGAAGGTGAAAACTGGCTCTGACACAGGAGGCAGGCGGGTTCTATCCCGCCAACTTCATTCAAGCATATTTCGTCAAGTGGACGCAATGGGTTTCAGTTATTTTCGTAATGTTCTACATAAAATACCCCACCCCCTTTTTCCGCCACCCCCAGAGGGAGCACCGGCATAGCTTCCCGCAGCTGACATGAAAGTTCTTGGAGGGGGAGAGGGGATGTGGGTATATAGCCCTATACCCTGCGCGAGAGACACCCCCTGTTTTTCCGCTACCCCCTGGTAGTCCCCCATCCCTCCCTGGTAGTAGGGCCTCCCCAGCAGCAGAGACTACAGCCCCAGCACCGGAGCTACTCAATCGCCCCAGCCAGCCGGAGCAGCCAACAGGAATTGCCAGCCCGGGAGAGGAAATACACAGAATCGACACAGCAACCGCCGAAGCCCAGCAGCCCAAACGGAAATATTTAATAGCCCCTTAAATCTCACCGGAAAAGGGAATTGCCGCCATCGTTGACTGCCTCGCAATATCTCCGAATATCTCGCAAATGCTCCGTTTTTCTCCTGTTTCCTCTCGTTCTCTCGCGTTTTTTATTTGCCTCGTCTCTTCCTTTCGCTACTCTCTCGGTAGAGTATATATAACACCCCCCCCTACAAGAATATATATTTATCTCTCTGGGGTAGGGGGGAATACGCCCCCATCTCTCACTCTGCTATTCTCTCCCCCTATAGTCCCCCTCTCCTTCCCTCTCTCTCCCTGCCCCCGCTGCTGTTGCCGCTGTTGCCGCCCCGCTCACAAAGAGAAAAGCGCCGGGGGTGTTATCCCTCGACGCTCTCGCTCTCGTTACAGCTTGTCCCGGATGGCCTCAATGATCCAGGCGTTGGTGCTCTGGCCTGCGGCGGCTGCTGCCGCTCTGATCTGGTCTTTGCTGGGGTCGGTGCCGATCCTCAGCTTGATAGTGACTTTCTCGTTGTTTGCGCGCTCCCATTTGCGAGAGGCGTCTCGCTGGGCCTTGCTGGTCCTCAATTCCTTGTGCTCCAATAGTTACACCCCCTTTTGCGTCTTATTATATCGCATAGGCGCGTAAAAGTCAGCCTGACAACATGCACAAAAAAGTCCGCCTGATACTGTGCGAACCTGCCAAACCTGCACGAATTTGCAAAAACCCCCTTGACAGCTCGTATCAGTCCGCCTTATAATTCAGGCAACAACAGCAAACACGACAACGCCACAGGCCGACAGGCCGGAAAGGATAACACCATGATGAAGTATTTCGAGAATGTAAAGACCTTGGACGAGCTGAAAAAGCAGTATCGCCGCTTGGCTATGAAGTATCACCCCGACATGGGCGGCAGCACTGAGGCCATGCAGCAGATCAACGCCGAGCATGACGCACTCTTTGAAATGCTGAAGAAGCAGCACAACGCCAGCGCGGACGAGTACCACCAGACCACCGAAACCGCCGCCGAGTTCCGCGACATCATCGACTTTCTGATGAAATTTGATGATCTGGAAGTTGAGCTGGTCGGCTCCTGGGTGTGGTGCGGAGGCAATACGAAGCCCCACAAGGACGAGCTGAAAGCCGCCGGTTTCCACTGGTCCCAGAACAAGGAAAGATGGTATTGGCATCACCCCGAAGAGGGCCGCAAGTGGAGACGTGGCAAGGCCACAATGGACGAGATCCGCCGGAAGTATGGAAGCCAGATTTTCAGCGGCGGACGTGAAGATAGCGCATTTGAGAAAATCGGGGCGGCCTGCTGAGCCGCCCCCCAGAAAGGAGAATCGAACATGAAATATTTAATCCGCCTCGAAAATACACGCACTTCCCGGCATGACGCCCTTTTAGCGTTCTCCCCCATCCCCGCCGGAACGGTAATCGGTTGGGGGAGCGACGAGCACAGCCCCGACGGGATCGCCTATTGGACCGTCACCAGCTGCGAGGAGGTCACCGCATGAATTACACATACGAGATTGAGCGCCGTATCTGCGCCGAGTTCTGCGACAAATACGCATTTATCCATTGCGAGCGATGCCCACTTTACAAGGCTTGCTGTGGCTTTGAAAACGATATGAGCAAGGCCACCGAAGAGAATGAAAAACGGTGGGAGGCCGGACTTGTAAGCGCGCTCTCCGCTTATGATGCACAGCACTAAAACACCTTAACCACAACCGCCCGCCCCGGAGGTCACGAGGGCAGAAAGGATCCCCCATGTTTATGGTTTACTTCAAAGGCCCCAGAGACAAACAGCATAAGCCGATGAGCCTTAACACCGGCGAACTGTTCGACCGCCTCGCCTATGCCCCCATCTACAGAGACGAACTTCTCCCGGATGTCAAAACATGGATTGACTACAACAAGCAATGCGCCCCGGAATGCTCCATCCAGTGCCGCGCCCCCGGTACCTCAAAAATTCTTTATGCCTGAAAGGACCTGCTTATGAGCTATCTTGACCTATTCCAGCGCTACGGCAACCCCAGCCGGGAAGCGGAAATACGGCTGACCGCCTATCTGCTCCGGCCCGACGCCCTGACCGCTGACCGCATCAAGGCCCACGATGACAGCGCCGCCCGGATGATTGCCCGCTGTAACGAGCTGATCGACCAACTGACCGAGTACCGCGCAGCCCTGGCGGAGCGATACGCCGCCCTTGCCACTGCCGCCTACCGTGACCGGCTGGAGCTGACCCGTGACCCCGGTTACAGGGGCAAGCAGGTGATTTACTTTGTGCGGATCGTCCGCACCTATGAGGACGGAACCACGGAGCGCGTTTTGGACGAGAAATATTTTGGCACGGAGCGCCGGAAAGCCTTTGCCCGGTTCGCGGAGCTGAAGCACCAGCGCCCCGGCATTGAGACCTATCAAGACACCGAGAAGCGCAGTTGGGAGCGTTGACAATCGAAAAAGAACAGCGGCCCGGAGCCATCCGAGCCGCTAATTTTTTATGCCGTTTTCTCCATGCTTCACAGTACCTTCACAGTATAGCCGCAATCCCTTGCCATTCCTCAAATCATGTTACAATTCCGTTACAGTTTCCCACTCCACCACAAAACACCAATTCACGCAAAATTGCCATAAAAAACGTTATATATCAACGCTCTTAGCCGCTTTCTGAGGTTGCGTATTTTCGCTTTTGTTGTGGCGGATTTGCGTGCGGTTCGACACAGAATCTACACACTTGACGCCGTTTGTTTGTTAAGATCTTTCCCCCGCCGCTTTCGCTCTGGAAAGATGTTCGTTGACCTGCCGCACGCTGTTGCTCCGATGGTTCTTGCGCAGGTTGATATAGACCTTTTCCATGACCGCCACGCTATCCCCCAGCCACTCCGCCGCCGTCCGGGCATCCACCCCGGCCTCGTAGCAGATTGTCGCAAAGGTGTGCCGGAAGCAGTGGGGGGAGACTTGCGTTTTTTCCTTCTGCTTCCCGTTGTCGGCGGTGATTGTATCCATCAAACCGGCATCCCGGCAATATTGCTTCCAGTATTTGGCAAGCTCATACGCAGTCAGATACTTTCCGGTGTCCGGGGACGGAAACACATAGCCGATCTGGTTCCGTGGCAGCATCCGCGCCAGCTCGTCAAAGATGGGGACATCCCGCCTGCCGTTTTCGGATTTCATGTGATCCTCCAGCAAGGGCACATTGGTGTTGTCATAGTTCAGCTTTTTGCACACATGAATCACACCGGCTTTGCGGTCGATGTCTCGCCATGTCAGCGCCAACGCCTCACCCCGGCGTAAACCGGTGTACATGAGGAAATACCCCAGCAGCCACCACTCGCCCCGTTTCTCTCTGGCCGTGGCTTCTACCTTCGCTTCCTGTTCTTCCGTTAGCGCCGTTCTGACCCGGTGCTTCAAGCCCTTTGACTTGCGGACTTCCGCCGCCGGATTGATGGCAAGCCCGCTTTCCGTTCTGCGGTTGATGGCCGACCGGAAGATCAGCTTCAAAACGGAGATCTCAAGCTGCACCGTGTCCCGGGAATAGTCTTTCTTCTCAAACTGCCGGATATAGGCCACGATTTCCTCCGGCGTGATCTCCGCGATCCGCTCCGGCCCGAACCTTGCCACCAGCCGCCGCATGGTGTTTCCGTAGTTGCGGTAGGTCGCATGGGCAACTTCCGTTTCGATTTCCCGATACCAGTTGTCCGCCGCTTTGGTAAAGGTCCATCCCTTTTCGGCTTCGTCCCGGTATTCCAGGATCTTCCGATCTACCTCTCGGCAGGTTCTGCCCCGGAACGCCTTCCGTTTTCCGTTCACCGTCCGAATGGCCTCAAATAGCCCGTCCGGTCTTTTGTAATACTTCTCCTTTTTCGCCATTTTTCCTTTCCTCCTGTTGCATCGCCAGGGGGATCGTGCTATACTGTGATTGATCCTCCTTTGGCTTTGTCGTGATTGCGATTGGTGGGTTTGCCGTCTGAGTGCTGGAACACTCAGGCGGCTTTTATTCTATGTAACGGATCACGCCCCAGTCTCCGTGGGCAGAATCCAGATAGAGCAGCAGCGTAAACACCATAAAAAACACAAGGATTCCGAAAAGTATCCGCTTCTCCCTTTGCTGCTGGCGAATCAATCGCCGCAGATCGTCGATGTGTGCGGCGTAAATGCCTTTATCGTCGGCTTGCTCGCTGTTCCGCAGCACCTCCAGAATCTTTTCGGCTACATCGTCCGGCGGCTTCACCGTGCCGGAAATGTAGCGGGATACCATGCTTTCCGATACATTGCACTGCTCACCAATTTCCCGCAGGGTCAGCGGGCTTTTCATGCGCATTGCCCGTGCTTTTTCCGAAAAATTCACCGTTTCCCCTCCTTGCAAGTTTTTTGCAAGAGAAATCCGCCATTTGAATTGGACTTTCTTGCTAAATGGGTCTATCGTTCTCATAGGCCCACTCCCCTTTCCCCGGTCCCGCTTCGGCGGGCCGGGGTTTCAAATAGAAAGGAGCATCCCATGACAGAACTTGAGATCCTGTTGGCATTGCGTTCCCTGTCCCCGGAAAAGCAGGCGCTTGCTATTCAAGCCCTGCAAGAGCTTCTATTATCGCAACGATCCGCTCCCGGTTCTCCGGCGTCAGATTGTGGATCATCATGAGCAGCTTTTTATCTTCTGCGTTCAGCTCGTCCTCATTCGTGGGGGCGGGCTGTTTTTCGTCTATCAGATATGAAGGCTGCACGTCAAACAGCTTTGCCATTGCTTTTATCTTAGATGTTGGTATATCGTCGACCCGGCCGCACTCCCATTTGCTTACAGCATTGGTTTTTACCCCCAGCTTTTCGCCTAATTCCGTTTGTGTCAAGCCGAGGGCTTTCCGGTGCAGCCGGATCTTGTCCCCTATTGTCATCGCTTCTTATCCTTTCCGTTTGTTATCTTAATAATACCATATTTTTTTAAAAAGTCAATAAAAATATCTTGACAAGATGAAATAAATGAGTATAATGAAATTATCTTGAAAAGATGAATTGAGGTGACAAAAATGAACGCAAATATGTTGAAGGGACGCCTCCGCGAAAAAGCCATGACACAAGCCGACCTTGCCCCTCAAGTTGGCCTGAGCCTGTCCAGATTCAACGCTAAGTTAAACGAAACTGGCGGTGCTGAGTTTTCTCTTGGCGAAGTCCGAGCGATCAAGCGCGTTTTGGATCTGGACCAGGAGCAGACGGAGCAAATTTTTTTCTCCTGAAATTATCTTGAAAAGGTGAATTACCAGCACTTAGAGCAAGCCGTATACCCCCGGCTTTTGGCGTTGTCCAGTGAGATGGGGATACAGCTCTTGCGCAAATACTGGCAACCGCTCCGGTGGTACTTGCTGCCTGTATTGGTGATATACACCGTCACAGACTGCGGCTCCGAGATTTCCGGGGTGCTTATCCCATTGGACGAACTGCTTGAACTGCTGGCCGTGGATGCTGCCGACTTAGCTGACGCTTTCCCTTCCGATAAGCCCTTTGAATACCCGGAATTGTATCCAGCCTTCTGCCCATCATCGTAGCCATCGTTATACCCGTCATTGTAATCATCGTAAGAATTGGCCTGGCTGTATAGGCATTTAACGCATATATACGAGCTATCATCCAATTCGACAAGATTCTCAATGCTTTTTCGTTCCTCGCACTGAACGCAGTATTGCGTATCCTTTTCTGCGCAGCCTTCGCAATACCCATCAGCGCCGCCATCATCCGGATCATATCCCCGTTTGCAATCTAAGCAAATTTGATACCCTCGTTTTTCAAAACAGGTGGCGCACACATGTTCACCGCTCGCCAAGTCGATCCATCTGGTCACAGAATCCCAGCATTCGCAGCAATCGACCCGTTCCGCATTGAGAGAGCTGCACCCTGTCAAAACAAGCAACGCAGCAAACCCAGCCAGCAACTTTTTAATCTTCTTCATCCAAATCCCTCCTGAGGTGTTATTTATGCAAAATTCTCAAAATGGCCTCACCAATGCCGGAAAGGTGCTCCACGAGGATACCCAGAATGAACGTTATAAGCGGTACAAGCACCTGTGCTATCGCAATCTTCTTCTGAAATCGGCGCTCACGTTCCTTCTCGGCATCCTGTTTAGCGCGTTCCTTGGCGGCTCGATCCGCCGCTAACTTCTTTGCGTATTCTTCAAATTCCCTCTGCACCGCATATTCCCCCCTTACCCCCAAACATACACCAATTCACACTAACTTGCAATCACGAAAAGGAGAATCAACATGAAAGAACTGAAAGTAAAGCTCACCTTCACCGAACCCATCCTCGGCACGTCCCCCGCCAACCCGGAGATCTACCGGGAGTTCATCGGCTCCAAGTCCCCCGATGCCGCCACCGTGGAGGAGGAAGTCTCCGCGCTGGGCGCTGATGCTGTGGCAGAAAAGGCCATGACGGTGTTTCCTCGGACGGAGGACGGCACCCCGTTCCTCTACGATTATCAGATCAAAGGTTTCTTCAAGGACACCTGCGGCGGTCTCCGTAAAGTCAAGGGCACGGCCAGTGAGAAGATCAAGGCTTACAAGAAGGAGATCGATAAGCTGATCTTCCCGGAGCCTCGCGTAATCCCGCTGGAGTTCAACGGCCCCGTGGGTGAGTGCCAGCGCCCCCTGAGAGCGCAGACGGCGCAGGGCGAGCGCGTCAGCCTTGCCATGAGTGAGGAAATCCCCGCAGGCGCTACTTGCGAGTTCCGGGTGGTCTGCCTCTGCGACGATCACGAGAAAGCCGTCCGGGAATGGCTGGATTATGGCCGGTTCTCCGGCATCGGCCAGTGGCGAAACAGTGGCAAGGGCCGGTTCGTTTGGGAGGAGATCCAGTAACGCAACGGAATTGCAAGGCGAAGCATCGCGTAGCAATGGGATTGCTTCGAACAGTTAGGAGATGCTGAGCAACGGAAATGCGGGGCTACGCGGTGCCGCGGCAAGACTGGGAACAGCAATGATATGCAACGGAATAGCATTGCATCGAGGGGCTACGGAATAGAAGCGTTTAGCAATGCAACGGCAAAGCGGAGAACACCATAGCAAAGGCAACGCACAGAGCTGCAAAGATATGCAATGGAATGGTTCAGAACGGTACAGAATCGCAGCGGAATGGCGTAGCACAACAATGCTTGGCGTAGCAACGGAAATGCAGTGATTTGCTATGCAAAGGCAACGCACAGAGAAGCAATTCAGTGCAAAGCCAAGGAAGAGAAATGCAAAGAAAAGCGTAGGAAATGCAACGGAATAGCTCAGCTCGGCGAGGCCACGGCATGGCATAGATAGGCTCGGAAGTGCGGCGGCTTAGATTAGCTACGCATCGCCCCATCAATCGCAATCACGACAAAACCAAAAAAGGAGGCCCCTATGGAACATCCCGCATATCGAGACAATCTTGAACAGATTTTGACCTTTTCCCATGGCCGCAACCTCTTGAACATCAAAGAGGTTCTGGCCTTCACCGGCCTGAAGGACTACCGGGCCATTCACCGGCGTTTCACGTTCATTGACGGCTATATCTCCGCCGCCACGCTGGCCCGCCAGCTTTGCGGAGGTGCCAGGAAATGAGCAAGCTCAACCTCTGCGGCTTCAAGCCGGACCCAAAGCCGCCCGCGCCGCCGGAGCTGGGTGCCCGGTGCAGTTTCCGCCTTTGCCTGGGCGATGCAGAGCATTCCACCCGCACCGGCATTGTTACCTACATCAACATTCCGCACCGCTGGTTTCTGGTCACCTTCGACGGCGGCCTGCGCCAGTGCTATCACTTCGGGGAGGCTTAACTATGGATACAACCACATTCATTTTCGTGCTCATCGGCGCATCCACCGCCGCCGCTTGGCTTTTCAAAATCGTAGACATGATCGAGAGGAGGCCCCGCCATGAAAAGAGATAGCCGCACACGGGAGGAGCGCCGCCGGGACCGGGCCGACTTTTCCGCTTGGGTCTCCTTCGGCTGCTTTCTCGGCTGCCTGCTCATGGTGCTGGCCCACATGCTGGGCGTGGTCTGATGCGCAGACGCCATGGCCGGATGGCAGAATTACCGCCCTGCCCCCGGTGCCACATGTACGGCGGTAAACGGATGGTAGCCCCCGGAAAGGAGGACCTGTTTTTCGTCCTCTGCGATTCCTGCGGCTACCGCACGAAAAAATATACGGACATCGCCCATGCGGTCCGTGTCTGGAGGGAAACCCAACTATGACCAGAAAAACCTATCCCATCTGCCACTTCTGCGAGCATCCCCTGAACCCCAATGCGGAGGACGATTGCGACCGCGTGTTCGTCCTTCCCAATGGGGAACTGTGCTGCCCGCCATGCTTCAAGGATTACCTGTCGAACGAGCTGGATAAAAACATGGACCTGTTTGCCGATGCCCTCGGTATCCCGGTCCTGTATACGGAGGGTCCCAATGCTGACATTTGACGAAGCCACCCACACCTACACCCTTGACGGCATCCAGCTTCCCAGCGTGACCGAAGTCACCCGCTTCTGCGCCTATGACTACAAGTCCGACCGGCCATGGCTGGCGGCAGCTTCCGCCAGCCGTGGAACCGCCGTTCACGAAGCCTGCGCCCTCATCGACTACGGCGAGGAGCCGGAGGAAACGCCGGAGATCGCCGGATACCTGAAAGCCTACCGCCGTTTCCTCAACGACTGGAAACCGGAATGGAAGCTGATTGAATGTCCCATAGCGGACCGGAATATGAAAATGGCCGGGACGATGGACCGCTTTGGCATCATCCATAATGCCCCCGCCATTCTGGACATCAAGACCGGCCAGCTCCATGATGCCGCCCTCTCCGCCCAACTCACCGCCTACAAAATGATTTTCTCATGGGACCCGCGCTGCGGTTACGGGAAAATCCAATCGCTCTATGCCTTGAAACTCTCAAAGGACGGCACTTATGAGCTTCGCCATGTAGAACCAAATTCAAATTTGGTGAATGCCTGCCGCACCCTCCACAAAGCCACAGAAAGGAAGAAACGCACATGAATGAACTCGCCCTGTACCAATACAACGCCGCCGCCCTGACGGTGGCCCCAGTCCCTCGCTCCGGCAATTACACCATCTGCGCCCCAGACGGAGCGCCCGCCGTCCTGAAACGCGGCATCGACTTCGGCATGATCCGCAAGAAGAACGGCGACGCCATGACGAAAAACCCCACCCTCTTCAAATCCGGTGCGGAGAAGGTGGCCGTGGCTTACGGCCTCTGCCAGCGTTACACGCTGGAAAGCAAGCTGGAGGACATCGAGCACGGCTTTTTCTACTTCCTCGTCCGCTGCGACCTCATCAAGATCTATGACGGCAAGGAATACGTCATTACCTCCGCCTACGGCTCCGGCAACACCCGCGAGGGCCGCACCGGCTCCCAGTCCCCCTATGACGGCGCCAACAGTGCGGTCAAGATGGCCCAGAAACGCGCCCTGGTCTCCGCCGCCCTGTCCCTCGGCTGCGTCTCTGATATGTTCACCCAGGACATTGAAAGCGACACCGAGGACGGCAGCGCATACATGACCAACAAGGACCCCAACGCCCCCATTACCGCCGCGCAGGTCAAATTCTTCTATTCTGCCTGTTCCCGCCACGGCCTGACAAAGCAAGAGGCGAAAGCCCTATTGAAGGCCCACGGCTATGACAGCGCCAGCAAGGTCCTCAGCAAGGACTTTGACGCCCTGCTGGACGCGCTGGAACCGAAGGAGGATGCCTGATGTTCGTTAACGGACTGCCCACCTACAGCAAGGAGGGCAAGCAGCTGAAAACCGGCCTGATCGTGGGCCGCGCCGCCAAGGACGGCCAGATCTACGCCACCCAGAGCGGAAAGGAGGTCGGCTCCGTCTCCGTACCGGCCTACGATAAGCAGGACGGCACCACCGCATGGCTCACCGTCAAGGGCTGGGGCCATTGGGCACGGCTCCTTGCTAATGTCCGCAAAGGCGATTCAGTATTCGCCGTGGGCCGCGTGGAGAGCCACGACTATGAGGGCAAGACCTATAACGATCTGGTGGCAGATTACGTCTGCGTCTCTGCCAGCACCGCTGGGCAGGCCCCCGCCCCAAATGCCTATGCCGCCCCCGCCCCCACTGATAATTTCGCCGAAATTGAGGATGACGGAGAGCTTCCTTTTTAACAGCTTTGCCGTGTGTGTCTAAAGGGTGATGACGGGCGGATGCAAGCAAGCCGCAGCACGATCACCGACGCACACAGCAGCCGCAGAAAAAAGAAGAACGCCCCCCCACACCCCCCCAAGAAGAAAAGATTATATATATTATCTCTCTTAGCTGCTGCTGCAGCAGCTAGAAGAAGCTATTAAGAAGCTATTAGGGACTTCTACGGAAGTCTTACAGGAGAAGAACATGGAGAAACAGGATACCCGGCGCTTGTTCAGCCTGATCGAAACGATCTACCCCAACGCGAAGCAGCAGTCCCGCACCGCCGCAGACTTAGAGGCATGGACACTGGTTTTGGCCCCATGGGATTACGAGGACGTGAAACAGGCGGTCATTGTCCGGGCGAGGGAAAACCGGTTTTACCCGGATGTGTATGAACTGGTTCCATTCCTTCCAAAACTGGAAAAACCCAACGCGGAGGAGGCCCCCATGCCGGAGCCGTCCGACGCCTATCTGGAAAAATTCTACGCCAAGGCAGGCGAACAGCACGAGCGCTGGCATGAGGCCGGTATCCCCACCCCCTCCGAAGCGAAGAAGCAAGGGATGACCTACGCCGAATGGTGCGCTCTGGCAGATATGCGAGGTGTTTAATGGCAAGTAATTTTCGGCTGGACGAGCTGATCCGCCGCTATCCCCCACGGGAGAAGAAGCATAAGAAAGCCTCCAAGGTTGAGTACCAGTCCACGCAGCTTTGCTGGACATGCGCCAACGCCTGCGGCGGCTGTGAGTGGTCCGACCATCTGGAGCCGGTCCCCGGCTGGGACGCCACCCCAACAAGCCGGGTGCTGAAGGTCGGCGGCAAGGGCAAGGGCGGCACACGGGTAGCATCCTCGTTCGTGATCCACTACTGCCCCAAATTCAGGAGGGGATGATTGAAAAATGTTTGAAAATAAGCGCTTGAAAGCAGAAATAGTCCGGCTGAGTTATCGCGTGGCAGAGCTGGAAGAACGGCTTTGCCCATGCGAGCAGCATGACTGGAAACGCACTGGAATTGATTACAGCTACGATGAAGCAGGCTGCTGCTACTGCGATGCCATGTATAACTACAAGTGCGCAAGGTGCGGTAAAAAAATGCGATCCTTCCAGCCGTACCTGGAATTGGATGGTGATCTGGGAAATGATGCGGATCGTGGTTGATATTTACGGCGAGGACGCACAGGGAACGAAGGAGGCGGTAGCCATGCTGCTGGAGCCTCTGGGCCGCGTCCGGGTGGTCAGCATTATCATTGACGGAAAGGAAGAAAAGCGATGAAGGTTACATTCACAGTCCCCGGCATTCCGGTGGGCAAGGGCCGTCCCCGGTTCACGAAGGACGGCCACGCACATACCCCGCAGAAAACGCGGAACTACGAGAACAAGGTAGTCCTGTGCTGGCAGTGCCAGAGCGGGAAAGGCTTTGCGGCTGGTGTGCCGCTCAGGGCCACCATCACGGCGTTCTTTACGGTGCCAAAAAGCACGTCAAAGAAAAAGGCCGCTGCAATGGACGGCACGCCCCACATTAAGCGCCCTGACGCCGACAATGTGGCGAAAGCCATTCTGGACGCGCTGAACGGCCACGCTTACAACGATGATAGCGCAATCGCAGTTTTGACGGTGTGGAAGTACCAGACAACCGGAGCCTCCCACGTGGAGGTCACCATTGAGGAGGAAAAGTAATGGATGCTGTGGAGTATTTGAAAACATTGGACAGAATGTGCAACGCTGAGTGCCGTAAATGTGAGTTTAGGGAAGTCCATCGCGTTAATGGAGGTTGCAGTACCTGGCAAAAAAACCACCCGGAGGAGGCCGTTGCCATTGTGGAGCAGTGGGCCGCAGAGCACCCTATCAAAACCCGCCAGAGCGAGTTCTTAAAGATGTTTCCGGGAGCAGATGTTGGCGAAACGGATAGTTGTCTAACTTTGTGCCCTTGCAATATTTACGGAAAGATGCGGAAAGAGTGCGGTACACCTAAATGCTCTGAGTGTCGGAGGAAATTCTGGCTTGCGGAGGTGGAGGAATGAGAGATACAAACCTCGCAAATGCGCTGCGTGAGCACGCAGATTGGTGGGAAAATGGAGACATGATGAATCCGCTGGGAGGGCTGGAGAAAGACCTGTTTGCAGCCGCTGATCGGCTGGAGAATCAAAACGCACACATCGCGGCGCTCCAGCAGGAAATTGAAAAGCTGCGGGGGCAGGCGCCCCGGTGGATCCCGGTGGAGGAGCGGCTGCCGGAAACCCAAGGCTGGTATCATGTGGCAATCCGGGACGAAAAAACGAAAAGGATTGCTGTTGAGCTTGATTTGTATTCGGTAGAAACTGCCAAAAATTTTGGGCATGAAACTGGATTTTGCAAAGATGGCAGATGGGACGGGCGTGAAAAGGTTATTGCGTGGATGCCGCTGCCGGAGCCGCCGGAGGTAAAGCTATGAAAAAGCCTTTTTTTTGCCGCATTGGCCTGCACAAGCTGAACAAGTATGCGTATGTTCAGGTGACGCGCCGCCGAAGCGACCGGCACGGCGGGAAGTACCACACAAATTACGCAGTCTGTGAACGGTGCGAAAAACTATGCTACCGAGTGAAGCGAAAAATGGAGGGAATGTGATGGAAAGACTGACATACCGCGATAAAGACGGATTCCCGATGATGAAAAAACGTGGTGGATTCAAACAAAAAGGCGTTGAGCGCCTTGCCGCCTACGAGGACACGTGGCTTGAGCCGGAGGAAATCGACATGGATCACGAAGCCGCAGAGGTGCTTCACCGTCTGTGCCGAAACTGTGATCTTGACCGGTTGGAGAAACTGGCCGAGGCCGACAAGGACGGGCGCGTGGTGGTACTGCCATTTACCAGTGGGCGCACTTTGCTATGCGAGGAAAACATCGACAGTCCGCGACTTATGAAGGATGTAGAGCTTGCAATTCGCTATTGCAGTAGTTGCGGAATTGTGTTTCACATGGCTTACAATGTGTTCTGTGATCTGGTGAAACATGGGAGAATTACTGCGGTAAGCGAAGAGGCGGAGAAAGCATTGAAGGCGAAGAAGGATGAGTAAGGCTGTTATGCTGAGCATCCGCCCAAAGTGGGTGGAGAAGATCGCCAGCGGTGAAAAGACTATTGAAGTCAGAAAGACGAGGCCAAAGCTGGATACGCCGTTTAAGTGTTATATCTACTGCACGCTGCCAAAATATCCGCACGAGGACTTCATTGCGACGGACTATCCAAGGCCACAGTTTTACGGCGGCGGCAAGGTCATTGGCGAGTTTACCTGTGAGCGGGTCGTCCCGATCACATACGATGGCGGCAGGCTATGGTGTCCGACAAATGCCGCCTTTTCCCCTGCGACGTGCTTATCTCAGGCAGAAATTATAGCTTATATCGGCGATAAGGGGCGTTGTTACGGCTGGCACATCTCCGATCTGCGCATCTATGACCAGCCGCGGGAACTAAGCGAGTTCCAGCGTGTAACTGACCCGTGCGATTCTTGCCATGCAGAATACACATGGGAATGCACAGACTGCAAAAAATTGGGCGGTGACATCAAGCGCCCGCCCCAGAGCTGGTGCTATGTGGACGCGATGAAGGGCTACATACTGCCGGACGACAACCCTGAGTGGTTCCGCGCCGTGGAACACAAATTTTGGAGCGGAGATACGATCCGCGTGGAAATTGAGGAGGCAGAATGATGGATGCTGTGGAGTTTTTAAAAACATTGCGGAGAATGTGCAACGCTGAGTGCCGTAAATGTGAGTTTAGGGAAGTCCATCGCGTTAATGGAGGTTGCAGTACCTGGCAAAAAAACCACCCGGAGGAGGCCGTTGCCATTGTGGAGCAGTGGGCCGCAGAGCACCCCGTCAAAACCCGCCAGAGCGAGTTTCTAAAGCATTACCCCGGCGCGCAAATTACAATAGACGGGTTCCTCCATGCTTGCCCGATGAAAGTGTTCTCAGATACAGGCATTAACTGCGCTGCGCAAACTTGCTCTGAGTGTAGAAAGGCATTCTGGCTCGCGGAGGATGAGGAAGGAGAGCTACCATTTTGAGAGATCAAGAACTCGTAAATGCCTTGAGATGCGTTTCAACAGCAGGCGGGCCAATGGGCGACTGCAAGAAATGCCCGTTTTACAAGACTGAGCCGGTCCCAGAAAATCTGGCGGGAAAAGTCAATTTGACGGAGTGGCCCTCCTGCGATGTTGACGCGGTGGGGCTTGCCGCAGCCGACCGGATTGAAGCGCAGGCGAAAGAGATTGACGCACTGCGGAACGAACTGTGCCTGAAATGCGGAAATTACACGCTGGCCCATGATGGGGCCTGTGATGGATGTCGGTGGAGGAGGTAGAATTATGAAAGCTGATCACATCGTAGAGGCGCTGACAGGTGACAGCGGATGGAAAGACATGATCCCGCAGGTAAACAGCTCGGACTTTCCTACGCAGTGGGTGCCGTCAGCGTATGAGTGCAGCATCATTGATGCGCAGGCAAAAGAGATCGAGAAGCTGCGGGGGCAGAACGAGCAACTGCGGGAAGCGGCTGCGCTGGTGACCGCGGAAGCCGCCGACCGGATTGAAGCGCAGGCGAAAGAGATTGACGCACTGCGGAACGAACTGTGCCTGAAATGCGGAAATTACACGCTGGCCCATGATGGGGCCTGTGATGGATGTCGGTGGAGGAGGCGATGAAGGATGAATGACTTAAAACCGTGCCCGTTCTGCGGCGGTAACGTTCGATTCGACGTAGCATACAGTTATTTCCGCGACATCGTGATTTATTGCGATAGCTGCGACATGGTGTTTACGCTGGATAATTGCGAGACAACAGCTTCGGAGATTGCCGATGCGTGGAACAGGAGGAAGGAAAGAACATGACGAAGCGTTTTTGTGATCTCTGCGGAAAAGAAATACACAATCTTCAGGAAACTTATAGGGTCTGCGTGGAGAGCAACGCAAGCATCTACGCAAGCAACCCGGACATAGTGGACGTCATAGTGGATGTGGGGGAAATATGTCCTGCCTGCGCAAAGCGTATCCACCAGACGGTGCAAGAGCTGAAACTGGAGGTCTACAATGGCTGAATACATCGAGCGCACGGAAGAACTTGTGCTTGCCATGAACGCCGGTGCGAGGGTAATCGAGAACACAAGGCGCTATCACGGCGCTGTTTACAGCAAAAATGTGTTCTCGGAGGACTCACAGGAAATTCCGTACTTGCTGGCTGCCAAAGTGTTGCGGGAAGTAAGTGACGCCCCAACCGTTGATGCTGTGGTCGTGACACGGTGCAAGGACTGCAAGCACTATGATTTAGGAGTTTGCCTGAAGATCTATTCGGATGGCAACGCACAAAAAGATTCGTGGCAATCTCGTAACCCCGATGACTTTTGCAGCTACGGAGAGAGAAAGGACGGAGGTACTGAATGAAACGGAAAGACTGGCTGATTATAGCCTTTTGGACGATGGTCATAGCCGCTGGCATTGCGTTTATCGTGTTTTATTTCAAAAGCATTTTGACCGCCGACATCCCCCTGTGGCTGAAACTGTACTTGTTGGGTAGAAAGTAAGATGGATGAGTACATCGAGAAACGCAAAGTGGTCAATCTGCTGATCGAATTAGAGAACGAATTTCAGCAGTTTAAGCCATTCAAAGGCTTTGAACACGCAATGTATCGCAAGCTGTGTGAAGCTAAAATTGCTATCGGCAAGCTGCCTGCCGCCGATGTGGTGCAGGTACTTCGCTGCAAGGACTGTAAAGATTGGGGACCCGGAACCGGTGACGTCCCCATCTGCGGGGAAACATACGAACCAATGCCGCCAGATGGCTTTTGCAGTATTGGCGAGCGAAAACCCAGTGCGGACGGCTGATCGCCAGCCGTCCCACGCAACAAAAGGAGGTAAGCTATGGAGGATCGGGACAAAAAACTGCTGAAAGCCTATGCAGCGCACAACATGAACGTGAGGGAGACCGGCGGCGCGGTTTACCTGCACTATAACTCCATCCGCTACCGCTTTCGGCTCATTCAGCGGGAAACCGGGCTGAACCCACAGAATTTTTACGATCTGGAAAAGCTGTTAGCCATGATAGACGCGCAGGGGTCCTGACCCCCTGCATCGGTAGGTCAAAGGGGAGGGGCACTTCGTAAAGGAGGCCCATTATGAAATACCGATACACCGTCCAGCAGCTCCAAAAGATGGAGCAGTGCCGCTATCTCACCGACCGGGAGCGGCGCGTGTTCAATCTTGTTTGCCGCCGTGGCTGGGCGATCGAAGATGCGGCGGCAGAACTGTACCTGTCCCGTTCCTCCGTAAACGCCTGTCTACACTCCATCCGGGATAAAGCAGGCATATCCCGCCCAAACAAAAAACATCCATAAGCCATGACAAGCGGTGTCCTGTGGTACGGTAACCATAGAGCACCGCTTGTTTTGCGCGCGGAAACAGGAGGTGTATTTTTAGAGAAGGAGGAATCTCTCTATGGCTGAATTTGCAAGCAAGGGCGTCGCAGGCACCGCTCTCGGCACCGGCATTGCCGGTCTGTCTCTGGGCGTCCTGAACTCTCTGGGCGGTCTCGGCGGGATGCTGCTGGGCAATCGCGTCATCCCCTTTGCCGCTGGTATGGCGGCGGAGGCCGGATGCAGCGAGAACCACACGGTGAACCGCTACGAGCTGTCCATGGTGCAGGAAAACGCCAAGCTCCGCAGCGACATTGCCCTGCGGGATGCCAACACCTACCAGGACCAGAAGATGCTGGAGATGTACAAGTACATCGACGGCAAGCTGGGCGAGGTACAGGGTGCGCTGGCTTCTCAGGCGGTCAATAATCAGGCCACCAAGGACAGCTTCCAGCTGTTGCAGGAGCGTGTGGACTGCTGCAAGAACGAGCTGTGCGGGGCCATTTCCCGGGAGCGGGACGAGCGGAAGTGCGCTGACAACACCATTGTCACTTACACGAACGCCACCTTTTATCCCAAAATGGTCGCGGACATCACCACCGGCACCGGCACCACGCCCCAGTCCACCTATAACCCCCTCCCCGTCTCCACCTGCGGCTGCGGCTGCTAAGAGACGCAGAGGGAAGAAGAGAGGGGCATAGCGCCCCTCTCTCCCGTCATTGGAGGAATCTATGGTAACATTGGAACAGATCAAGCAGGGCGCCGCCCGCTATGTGGATGAAGAATTCACCGGCAAGCTCACCGGCTGGCAGAAATGGGCCGTTGGCGCCGGGGCCGCTATGGCCCTTGGCAATCTGGACGCCAGCCTTTCCACCCTCCGGGAGCATCCCGCCGTAAAGGCCCTCGGCGTCTTTGACGAGGCGGGGAACGTAGACCTTGACAAGATCTACACCTGCCTGAAAACCGAAGCCGCCAAAGGCCCCGTCACCACCAATATCCCCCTGATCGGGAACGTCACGCTGAATGAAACGGATGTGGACAAGCTCTACACCCTTATCAAGCAGAGTTAGGAGGTTCTTATGCACGAGATCAGACACTTGGCCGAAGAGATCCGGGAGGAACTGGACGATGCCGAGAAGTACGCCCGTGAGGCTGCCAAGCACACCGAGGACAGCCCGGAGGACGCCAGCACCTACGCCGACCTCAGCCGTCAGGAGCTGGGCCATGCCAATAAGCTCCACGAAATGGCTGTTCGCCATATCGAAAAGGCGAAGGACGCCGGTTTCCATCCCACGGAAGCCGAGAAAGCTGTCTGGGACTGGGAGCATGAGCGGATGCTGGACCGCACCGCCCATGTGAAAACGCTCCTGTCCATGATGTAAACGCTAAACAAAACACCCCCGCCAGACGGCGAGGGTGTTTTCTCATTTGTAGGGGTTCTTGGCGTTGGTGGTGCAGATAATGTCCCACAGATCCGCCCGGTTTTCCTGACCGGCAAGGGCCGCGCTGGCCTCCGCCTTGCTGACCCTGCCGTTTCCGTCCGCGTCGGCTCTGTCCTTCATGGAGAAATACTCCTTGGGCGAAAGTCCGGCATCATGCGCCTGCTTTACCTTCTCATAGGCTTTCCCGCTCATTTTCTCGCTGCCGTACTTCTGGTACAGGGCCAGAAATTCCCCGGTGGATACACCGATGTCCCGCTTGGACGTTTTGGCGTTCTCAATCCACTTGGCGCTGGGCTCATACTTGGGGTCCACCTGCTGACGGGCCGTCTCACGCGCATATTTATACACGTTCTGGATGTAGTCCGACTTTTCACTGTCGCTCATGGACTTGTAGGCAGGCAGCTTCACCGCCGCCTCCACCAGCTCCTTCCGCGTCTGCCCCATGGCCTTGGCGTACCGGGTGTATTCCTCGCCGGTCATGGTCCGGGTCTCGCCCTTCACCGTATAGGACTTCTCCGCCGCCGCCGGATAAACGGTGCTGTCTCCGGTGGCCTTTGCCAGCCGCCGGATCTCCTGCGTGGCGGGGCTGTTGTCCTGCGCTTTCAGGAAGCCGGGGGAGAAGAAGGACTGGAATACCCGCTCCGGCGCGGAGCCGTTGGAGACCTCGTTGCCCCACATATCCACCATGGGTTGAAGCTGATTCCGTGCGCCGGGGACCTTCTTCGCCGCCCCCTGCAAGAAATAATTCACGTCAGAGGCTACCTGCCCGGAACCATTCTCCACATAGCTTTTGCGCACCGTATCATCAAATACGGACGCAACCTTGCTGCCGATGGTGGGGATATACTGTCCGGCGTAGCTGCTGGCCGCCCGGTCAATCAGGTACATGGGCTTGCTCTTGGCATAGCTGATGTTGGAAACCAAATCATTCAGGGAGGACAGCATGGAGGTCTCCAGCACAACGTCCTGCATCCCCAGCAGAGAATCCACCAGCGCATCAAAAGTGCCGCCGCCCTTCCGAATGGATTCCATGATGGCAGCGCCCGCGAACAGGGGCATTGCCGCAGGAACCGCCCAGTCCAATGTATAGGACTTGTCCCCGATCTGAATAGCATAATCCTGCCCGCCCATGGACTTCTCAAAGGCTTCCTCCTTGTCATCGTCACCGGCCCGGACGTGGAGCAGCCCCTCCGCCGCCAGATAAGCGCCCAGCGCCAGAATACCGGTGCCGGTGAGACCGGATGCAATGGAATCCACGGCATCCGCCGCCGTGCATTTCCCGGACTTCACGTCAAACATGGCTTCTTTGATGCCCTTGGCAAGCCCGATGGGGCTGTAATCAAGACCCGTGGTCAGGATGTTTGCTGGGGTCTTGCGGAAGGGGAATAGGGCGTCCGCCACGAAGGAACCTGCCCGTTTTACCGGGTTATCCCCCTCATAGCGGCCAAACTGAGACAGCGCCTCGGAAAGCGCCGTGGTGTTGCGATAGGTGGCCCTCTGGGCTTCCTCAATGGCGTAGGCCCGTGCCGCCTCCACGTCTGCGGCTCTGGTGCCTGCGTGGGCTTCTGCCGCCGTCACGCCCTTAGCTTGCAGCGCCTGCGCGAAGCTGTCCACATAGGCGTTCCGGTTGAAGATCACGTCCTCATAGTCAAGGGCGCGGCTGTTCAGGTCTCCGATGCTCTGCACGGCACGGGAGAGAACGTCCTCCCCCTTGAACATTTTCCGCTTGCTCTGGATCTCACGCTCAATGCCTGCCGCCGTGGCATCGGAATACTTCCCACTGCCCATGGCCGCGCTCTGGTCTGTCTCATACTGGCCCTTGGCAAAGGCTTTCAGATCCTTGTCAACATTTACGGCCTTTGTCCGCTGGCTCTGATCCTTGATGACCGCCCGCTCGATTGCGGTTCCGATGCCGTTCTTGATCTTCCGCGCCCCCATCTGAATGGCGTTGCCCATGATGTTGCGGATGTGGGTGGTGGGGTTGGTCAGCATGGAGGTGTACCGCCAGAAATTGGCCTTCTCCATGAAGGTGCTGGGGATCTGGTCCGCAATGGAGGTGGTGATGGCGTCCCACGCCGCCGCCCGCTCCGCGTCCGTCTCTGCCATCAGGTAGTTGGTTGCCAGCTCGTCAGAGAGGGTGAAGCCTGTCACCTTGTCGATGTAGTCCACCCGTGCGCCTTCCACGTCTCCGCTGTCTGGGGTGTTCTGCCGGGGTGCCCGGTTCTGCCGCGCCGCCCGGTCATTCATTTTGTCTACCAGCCGCCGCAGCGTCAGCAGACGGCCCTCCGGCGTCAACCGGTTCATCAGGTTCATGGCCTGCACCATCTGTGCGCTGTCATGGGCCGCGTCCGCAATGGCTGTTGCCAGCTCAAAGGCGGCCTTGTGGTCTCCCTCGGAAATGGCAAGGTTGTAGGCGCTGATAGCCTCGGCGGTGTCTGCCTTGGTGATCCGCTGACCCAGCTCCGCCTTGGCAATGAAACTGTTCGCCACCTCGCGCCAGCCGTCCCGCGCGATCTTGGCCTGCGCCTGCTGCACGGCGCTTCGGTCTGTCACCACGTCATAGTCAAACGCGCCGCCTGCAATGGCGTTTTCATACACGGTTGCCATTTCCGGGGAGGTCAGGGGGCTATTGAGAATGGTGGCGATTGTTTTCTCCACATTCCGCCCGGTGTCAGGGTTCACAACGGGGACCTCAGAGGGTGCCCGCCGCTGGTCATTCTGCACCCGCGCCGCGCTGTTGGGGTTGACCGGGTAAAACTCATCACTCTTGGCCTGCATGGTGTCAAAGGGCGTATTCACCGTCCCGGCGTCTGCGTTGCCGAGGCCGTCAAAGCCGTCAACCCCATCCAGCCCGTGCCCGCTATCCTGCGTCTCTCCCGCGCCCAAAATGCCCTGCTTGGCGGCGAGATACCCGCTGTTGGGTCCCACCTGTTCGCCGGTCATGGTGGTGTAGCCGTTGGAGAGCATGTCGTCCAGAATCAGCTCCACCCGCTTGGCCGCCGCCACGTTCTCCTGCCCCTGATCGGTGATGATCCGCTGGGCTGCGTCGATGATGGCGTCACGGGAAAGCCCAGTTTCATTCATGGCCTGACGCAGGTGTGGCGAGGTCTGCGCCGCCTGCTGGACGGCGTTACCCTCCATGGTCCGCTCATAACGGCGGCTCATGGGCTGCTGGAGGGAAAGGTCTGCATCCGCGATCAGGGCGTTGGCCGCTTCCTGATAGTAGTGGTGCAGCTCCGGATGGTCGAACTGGAAGGCGTTCACGTCTCTGCCGCCCACCGTCTCCATCCGCCGCCGGTCGATGTGCTGCTCCGGGTCGATCTGGAACACCTTTCCGGTGGCGTCCATGCCAACGGTTCCGGCTTCATTGGCCTGATATATGGCGTTTTGCTGCTCCGGCGTCATGGCATCCATATCCGCCCGTTTCTTCCCAAACAGAACCTCAGAGAGAATATCCCGGTTGCTTTTTGCTTCTGCCTGTGATATATTGTTCTTAGCGAGGATGTCATCAGCCATCGCCTTGGGGAATTGTACCCCATTGGAAAGAAGTTGATGGACGTCCTCGTTGTTTTTTGTGTAGAGCACATTGTTGTCCGCTTCTCCAAGATAGCTTTGCATGTGGCCTGTCTGGTAAGCGCTGGCAATTCTATTTTCCACACTGATTGCTCCCTGCTTGTCCAGATGCAGCGGGACAATAATGCTCTTGTCGCCGTCTTTCCACGCGGTCAGCAGCACAATGCTGCTTGGCTGTGTGTTCGACTTCAAAATCGCAACTGGGTTTTCGATTTGATAGGGGAGCTGCTTTAGAACAGACATACCCAAATTATGTTTGCCGCCCATATACCCTTCCGGGTATGCGATTTTATAAGCTGCATCTTGCGTCATTGTCATCGGAAGCGGGTTTGCCCCGTAACGGGTCAAAAGCTCCGGCGTGTCCCCAACAGACAGCAATTTGCCGCTTGGATAGTCTCCCGAAAAAACCTTGTCAATATCGCTTCGATACCGCAGCATATTGTCCGTGCTCGTCAGCCTGCCCGCCGTCTCCACACCGGGGGCGGCGTTTTGCGTGCCCTCTGCGGCGTTTGCGGGGGTGGGGGTATAAGTACCCTCCCGCGCCTCCGGGCGTACCTCCTGCGTGGGCTGTGCGTCCGCCTGACTATTTCCACGCTGTCGGATGACGTCAACGCCTGCGCCGATGCCGCCCATGGCCGCGCCCACCGCCGCGTCATACAGCGCATCACTCAGATCGAACCGGGCGGAGGGGGCATAGGTGGCCCGCTGCAAAACAGGCTGGAAAACGTCCTCAAGAAATTCCTCACCGCCCTCGGAGATCATGGAGAGGGCCACGCGGCCCGCCGCGCTGTTGTTCAGCTTGGAAAGCGCACCGTTGATGGCGTTGTCCAGAACGCCGCCGCCGAACGCCTTCTTGAAGGGGCTTGCCACGTTGCTGATCTTCTCCGTGGCAAGGCTCAGAGCGCCGCTGCCCAGTCCGTAGGCAAGCTGCTGGTTGTAGTTGGCCCCGGACTGTCTGGCCCGCTGGGCGCTGCTCCCGGCGGAACGGGCCGTCATTAGGGCAAGACCGGCTCCGGGGATCACGGCGCTGGCCGCAACATCCCCCGCCATCTGTACGCCCTGAACGCCCAGATCCACGGCGAATTGGCCCACCGGCCCCAGCCCTTCCTTGGCCTGTGCCACGTCCGCAGCGGAGCTTTGGGACAGACGGTCCGCCGTCTGATACGCCTTGTCCGCCACTGCCTTGTCGGACTGCTCCACCGCCTTGGTGTAGCCCTCGTGGGCCGCGATCCGCCGCTTGGCGCTGGCAAGGTAGCCCTGCACCTGCTTCACGTCCGCCGCCGTCATGGCCTTGCCGTTGGCCCACTTCACGTCCCGGAGCATCTTTTCGTACCGCTTCACCGCGTCATGGTCGCTTTGCAGGGAATCTCCGGCGTTCTGGTTGGCGATCCGGGTATTCAGCTTCCCGGCCCCCTCCGCCAGCACGCCGCCCAGATTTGCGTAGGCAGAACCGGCAGACTTCGTTGCACCGGAGATCACCTTCCCCACGCGCCCGTTGTCCAGAGAGGGGGGCGTGGTTCCGCCGGTCCGCACGTCTGCCAGCAGGCGGCTGTTGGGTCGGCTGTTCCCGGTGCTGGCGTTCTCCATAGGCCGGGGGAAGGCAGAAGGCGTAACGGCCTTCGTCTCCTTGGCCTTGGCGGGTTGGGTCCCTCTCTTCCGCTCGACCGGTGTGCCGTCTAAGTGCATCAGACCCCGCCCGGATGTCGGAGCGCTCTGCCCGCCGGTCACAGCCTGCCCGGTTTTGATATACACCAGCTTACCCATACTGTCACCCCTTGTAAACAATGCCGTAAGGCTTCAAAACTTCTGCGTTGATTCGACGCTGCTGCTCTGCCGTCAGCTTGGACCAGTTGTTATCCAACCACCGGCCAACCTTTTCGGTGTTGCCGTTCTTCAGGTCCGTATTCAGGCCGGACGCCCATGCAGCAAGGTTGCCGACGTTTTCATATTTGCCACTTTTGCCGCCCTGATACTTCGCCCATGCCTGATCAGCCGTCAGGCCGCCTGCGGCCTTCTTGGAGTTGGCCCCCCACTTGCCGTCCTGAGACACGCCGTAGTATTTCTGCAGCTGCTTCACCTGCTGATTGGTCAGGGAGCCGTTGGAGTAGCTTCCCTTCTTTTTGCCGGTGCTGCCGCTGCCGGTTTTGGCAGTGCCGGTTGTCCCCGCCGTCAACCTGCCGGTGCCGTACAGGGAATCATAGGCCCCCTGCCCGTAATAGTAATCGAAAGCGGAGATCACGTCATCCGTCACGATGCCGTTTTTCAGCGCGGACTGCACCTGACTGGCGGTCAGCGTCGGCTTTACAACGGTGCTGCCGCCGGAAGAACCGGAGCCGGAGCCGCTGGTCTGCCCGCCGTACTTGGCGTAGAGATTCTGCTGCCGGACGTATTCCTCATACAGGGCGTTTGCCAGCTCCGCGTCTCCTGTGGCCTCCGCCTTGGCAATGGCGTTCCGGTACTCCGTGTCAAGCTGGCTCCGCTGGAGGTCGATGGCCGCCGTCTTTTCTGCCTGCTCCCGGTCGATCTGGGAAAGGTTCTGCTGGAGCACAACGTCCTGTGCCAGCGCCGCCTGCCCGGTGGTGCCGGTATTCAGGCCGTTTGCCACCGCCATCTCCTGAAACGCGCCTCGGCTCAGGGCGTTCTGGTTGGCCGCGCTGTTCCGGGCAATGTCGTATACCGGCGCGATCTGCGCGCGGCTGGCGTCCAGTGTGGCGGTATTCTTCTCATAGGCGGATTTCAGCGCCGCCAGCTCTGCCGCCACCTTCTTGGCGTACAGCTCTTTCAGATAGTCGTTGCCGTCCCCGATGTCAAAGCTCGTTCCGGCCTGCGTCGTGAAATTGCTCGCCGGGGTGCTGCCTGCGTTAATGTCCGTGACCCGCTGCTGCTGGCTGTATGCCGGGGTCCCGTAACCGGGTGTCCCGGCCTGTACGCCGCCGTTCTCCGCCAGATAGTCCCCGAAAGACTGCACCTTGCCGTTGGCCTGTGCGGAGGGGGAGGTATCCGTGCCCATGAGATAGCGGTAGTAGGCCAGCTCCGCGCTTTCCGGGCTGTTGTCAAGCCCCAGCCGCCGCCGCAGATCGTTCACGGAAGAAAGGGCACCGCTGTCCGTCACATAGCCGTTCTTGTCGATGGTGTAGCCGTATCCGGCACGGATGGCGTTTGCCGCCTGGTTGGCCTGATCGCCGGTAATCTCACCCCGCTGCAGGCGGTTGCGGATGTCCTGAATCTTGGAGCGGTCCAGTGCAGACAGCATCTCGTTGTCCGTCCACGCGCCGCTTTTGCCGTAACTGCCGTTCCCAGCGTTGATGTCCTGATGGGGGGTGTAGTCCGCCACACCCTTCACGGCTTTGTAAGCGTAGCCGTCATCGTCATAAAACACGGTATAGCCGTTGGACACCTGCGCACGGCCTGCCAGATCCTGACGCCGGCTCATGTCCGCACCCACCTGATAGGTCACGCCGCCCTGCTTGTAGTTCTTTACCTCGGAGTTGCTGGTGGGCATCCCGTAAATGCCGCCGCCATTGTCATTGCGGGTATAAGAAACCCCACCGAAGGTCCCCTGAGAGCTGCCGCCGGAACTGCTGTTGTCCCGCCGGTTGCCGCCCTTGTCATAGGTCTGGCTGTAGGTCTTGTCGGAGCCGATCATATTCGGCTCTCTGCCGCCGTACTTATCGTCGATCTTGTTCTGGCGCTCCTTGGTCAGCCTGTCCCGTTCGGAGGCGGAGAGGTCCGTCCGTTGAAGCTCCTTGGAGTAGTCTTTGTTTTTATCGTAGTATCCTGCCATACATGGTCCTCCTTATCCGTTCCAGTCCGCCCGGGCTTCCCTTATATCAATGTGGGTGAAGCCCTTCTGATTGTATACGCCCACGCCGCCCCAGTCTGGCATGAGTTCTCTTGCGTAGGCCGCCACCGCCGCCGGGGTATGTCCCTTCACGGTAATGTCCGCCGCCGTGCCGTAGCAGTGCTGGCTGTCCGTCACGCCGCCGACCTTGGCGTTGTACTGCGGCGTCCGATACCCACTATTGATGGTCACAGCCGCGCCGAAGCGACTGCGGATGCTCTGCAAGACCATCACCAGCCGAGGGGCTACCAGCACGGCATCGGAGCCGTCCTTGCAGGCAAATTCTTTCACTTTAAAATGGGTGGACAGCTTCTTGTTGCCGTCCTTTGCCTTGGAATAGGCGTTGATCTCTACCATGGGTTTCTCTCCTTCCGGCTCACACGCATCCCCGCTTTTCAGTTTCCACACCAGGAAGAACGGAATTACCCGCCCGTCCCCGGTAAAGCCCTTGCCTGTCGAATCCATGAAGCAGGTAGACCCGCCGCCGTCCATCATAATGGCATTGTCCCAGCCGGACGCGGCCAGCAGGTCACGGAGCTGTTCCGGCGTCCGCCGGTTCTTGCTCACATAGTAGGCGAACCGTCCGTTCTTGGTGCCGATAGCCGTTCGTGGCGCACGGTAGCGCATATCCGTTCCGCAGGGGACGGGACTGATCTTCTTCCCGCCGATGATGAGGTGGACGCACTCCATGTAATTCCGGTCCCCGTTGGGCACGGTTTTCACGCCGAAGTCCGCCGGGGTGCTCCAGCTGATGGCCCACGCCCGGTAATTGGGGGTCTTGCGGGTCTGCCCGTCTGCCTTTAAATGGCAGGCCGGGGTCTGGTTCCGCAGGAAAATGGAGCCATTGCAGATAGCGTCCCCGCCCGCCTCCGCCAGCATCTTTTTCAGGTTGGCCGTGGTGGAGCGGAGACGCTTCCGGTTGAAATAGATTTTCAAAAATTGGAGGTCGGAGAGCGGGACAGTGCCCGCTCTCGTGCTCATGTGTGAGCCTCCGTATTCTGTTTCCCCTGATCGCTGGCCTGACGAATGGCATCCAGCATATTTTTAATAAAGGTGGGGTAGGGGACCCCCATAATGGCCGTATTCTCCAAAATCGACAGGCCCTCATTTGCGATGAAAAACATACAAATAGCGTCACGGGCAAAGTCGCTCCCGGTGGCTTGGTCCAGCAGTGCCGCCATCCACACGAGACACAACATAACGCCCTTGCGAACCAGGCCCTTATAGCTGGCATTGGACTCCAGCGCCCCGGTTTTGCTCTTGCCGGACTTATGCCAGATCGCTGCCACCAGCCAGCCCGTGGCGTAATCCAACGCCATAAAGCAGATCAGAACTTTGAGAGCCACGTCCCAACCTCCAAGTGCCTGGGCGATGGCGGAGCCAGCCGCAGCCAGCACCGCCAACACCGTGTTTTTGATGTGTAAAGCGTTCATGGTGTACCTCCTTTCGGTGGTCACACTCTCACGGCCTTCTCAGGATGACCGCCCTCGTCCCACGTAATATCATAGGTGCCCTCCGGGGTCTCCACCCGCACGGTCTGACCGGCCTTCGTGACATCGTACCGCATGTAGTCATGCAGGTGACGCACGTCGGCGGGTTCGGTCTCCGCAGGGACGAAGCCCTCGGCCATCTCCGCCTCGGTCCAGTTGGCAACGCCGCCGTCAGGATTCAGGTGGAAGTTGGCCCCCGCCTCCTTCAGCTCCTTGTTGATGGCCTCGATGGTCTTGCCGCTCTTGCAGCCCTCGTTGATGATCTCAGCAAACTTCTTTTCCATGGTGTTTCTCCTTTCAATTTTTACGGCTTACTCAGCCGGTTTCATTCGTATCTGTGGGACCTGCCGGAGGATTGACCCTCTGGCTTTTTCCTGTTACTTTACGCCCTTTAAAAGCATGGTAGTTTTATCAAATCGTGCATTGCTGGGAAGTACCAAAGCAGGTCGGATGCCGCCCAAGTCGGATGTGTCGCCGCCGCCGAGGATGCCAATGCTTTGGACGCACCACGCACGT